GAGATCAGGGTTGAAAAATGTATTCTGTGCGGCTTGGAAGGCCCCTTGCAGAAACCCTGGTTGATCGCCTAGCCCAAATAGAAGCTGCTGGATATTCGGATCCATCAAGGGGGTTGTTTGCGCTACGCTTCCTACATAAGCGCCGGGGTCAAGAGTGCCTACGCCGCTAGGAACTGCAGGCACAGTCTGCTCTGTAGGCAGTGTTACCACGTCCTCAGGGACGGGAGTGTCTGTAGGCCGTGTCTCATCTCTGTCATCAATACCGTTTTGGTTTGAGTCAATAAACCTTGCATCACGAATATCAGAGCCTGTTGGGCCACCCCCGAGTTGTGACCCCAAATCCATCGGCGGCGGCTCTCGAAAAGTCGAGGGCATACCCTGCTGAACGTAAGCGTCAACTTCCGCTTGGTCACCCATAAATCCTAAAGATTCTGCAACCGCTAAGGGATAAGAGTTTGGCCCGTACACGGCGGACATATAGGCTCTCTGCTCTGGAGTCAATCCAGGCCCGTCCGTGGGCAGCGGCAATGCGCTCATATCAAGCCCCCTTCGCCGTAGCTGGCGAGGATGCGCGACCGCTAAAGACATCCATCATTTCGTACATCAAATCAGTGCCTCGATCTCTGTCTTCCTCTTTGGAGGCGGTCAAAGTCAAGACACCGTTTTTGTTTTTCATGTCAAAAGCTCCCGCCCCTCTGACGGCACGGCCGGTCATGACAAATTCACCGTCGGACAACATTGCGGGGATATCGTCACTGATCTCCGTGCCAGCACCGTCAATGTCGCCCGTCATCCGAACAAAAAAAGCCTCGCCATCCATGTCGCCGCCCTCAGACTTGTAGACTGCACCGCCATTCATAAACGCCTGCACTGGCTGCGGTTGAGTTGAGATTACTTGTGGCACGGTGTAGTTCGGTAACGGTAGCGGCTCGTTTATGTCATTTGGGTTAGGGGCTAACAAAGTCTGCTGAGGTGTAAATTGCTGGCCCTCAGGGATTGGCTGACCGCCACTCAAGGTGGGGAAATTGTTTGGTAACAGGCCAAACTCCACAGGATTCGGTGCAGGCTGTCCCATTCTCTTCGCAATCTCAGCTTCGATATTGTACCGGCCTGCCGCATTCATTTGCGTCAAGGGAGTGAGAGGGACGCCTCTCCTGTTTTTGGCTTCATCGTAAGCCAGCTTGCCAATCAGACCGGCAAGCCCAGCAGCGCCTAGCATGCCGCCGGGGAAGCCGCCACCGCCGCCTCCCATAAAACCGTAACCGCCGCCGGGGACACCGCCGCCCGGCATCATTTGACCTTGTGGACCACCGCCGATACCACCTAAGAATTCGCCGACATTAGTGAACAGTCCTTTCTCGTCTCTGCCAGGCAAAATGAACTCACCAGCTCTACCTAAAATATTTTGCCCAGCGTAAGCGCTTATTTGACCAGACCGTTGCGCCTCAGCTAAGATTTGGTCTGGAGTCAGACCGGCCGCTCCACCCTGCCTGATCAGGTCTTGTATTCCTTGATTGTTTTTAGCAGCCTCCGTTAATACCTCTGAGGCGCTTTGACCGGTTATGAAATTTCCAAGATTAGTTAAAAACCCTTTACCGTCAGTGTCAAAGCGGCCGCTACCCAGAAAGAAATCGCCTACCTTTCCGAACAAGCTACCTATACCGCCGCCGCTTGAAGTCGGCATAGAACCGACGCTTGGAAAGCTAAACGAGCCGCCGCCAAATCCTGGGACAGAGAAACCTCCGCCGCCGCCTGGAATTGGTGCTGTCAAAGCCATGATCCCTGCCAAAGGATTGCCGCTCTTCACAGCGTTATAAATATTGAATCCCTTGCTGATCTGTGCGGCCGGAATTTGCCAAGGGCCCGGTATAAACTGAGCCACGTTAGCTACAGGTTCAGCTACTTTCGCGACCGCTTTTATAACTTTTTTTCCAAACTTAGCAATTTTTTTAAAAATAAACTCTTCTAAACCCGTATCTGGGTTTAGAGATGCGATGCCAGAGCCAACGACGTATTGTGCTGGGTCTAAATCAAGCTCTTCAAATCGATCCACCACTCGTTGTTCAAAATTTGCGTCCTCAAACATCTCGTTAGGCAAAACGACCTCACCCGCAGTCAGGTGAGCCAATTGAGTATCGGTACCCCGACCGGCCTGCGACAGCTGTACGGCCATGTCAGCGAGCGGCGCTTGGGAGGAGATCTGCGCCGATTCTGCAAAGCCTTGAGCCACCCGGGCTTCAAGCGGGTCTTCTGCATTGTCGGCTTGCTGCATCAGTGCAGACATCATCTCACGCAAATCAGCGTTGGGGTCTTGAGGCATCTCTGCCGCCATAGCGATATCTGACACGGTTTCTGAGTCCGGCGAAGTAGGGTCTATGGGATCTACTTCTCCGCCCTCCGCCATCATCATCGGCATTTGTGTGGCCCCTAGCCTAGCGATTTTTTCCTGCAAAAGTGTATTCATGTTGTCACCGTCACCGTACCTGCGCTAAGGGCTGCAGAAACGCCAGACGGGTAAGTCTGGTGCTCGTACAGATTTCTTAAACGTGTGCCATCAAACGCTTGATGCACTTGGGTTGTAGTATTGAAGATAATCGCTCCAGTTGCAAATTGGAGTTCCGCAATCTCAGTACTATTGAAGTGTGGTGAAATGCTGAAATCTACCCCGCCAAGGTTGATTTCAAGGATACGAACCAGCCGGTTGAAAGTATCTGCTGAAACCCCCTGATCCGCGCCTTGAGCAAGCGGCAGTCGGGTAGGAAGCAGGACACTCATTATCGTCTCCCGCTAGGCTGTATTTCTAAGCGCGTTCTACCAAGACGCCACTTATATCCTTTTGCATCAGTGTCTGATAGATCATCATCCGACTCAAACCTAAGCACCACTTGCCTTGCTCTGCTGCGTAGACTTTTAAAAGTAGTGGTGCTGAGCAACTGGGTTGTACTGTCGGTGATCAACGAATCGCCGGGAAAGTTTCGGCGCTTCAACGCCAAATTGATTGCAGGGTTATTGCTGATTCCTGTATCAACCACAAACTTAACATCTGGCACTACCTCTTTGATAAAGCTGAAATTTTCACCATCGCCAAGATCAATGTCAGCAGACTCCACAAATACCCCAGACATCTGGGACTCGTTATCGTCATAGCCTGTCTCGTGCTGAAAAATGCATTGCGTGCTGTCGGTTGTAGCGGCCGCAAATGGCGCATCTTCAATGCCTGCGTCTAGCCAGGCGTAACGCACCAGTGAGCCTATGCTCCAGTGATTCTCTTCGTAGTTGTAGATGACGTATCGACTGATTTCGCCCGTGCCATCTTCAAGGCTTGGGTAGAAAAACCACATTTCTCCATACTCAGAGTTCAAGCCCATGTGGCATTTGAAAGCTTGACCTAGGTCGATGTCGTTGAAAACAAACTCTTGGACGGAACACGGTAGTTTTTGTACCGATCCGGTGTAGGTGTAGAACCCTGTCTTACTGCAAAAAAACACGCCGTTTGGCGATGCGACGGCAGCTTTTGGTCCAATTAAGCCCGCCCCCTCATTAACCAGATTTACCGCAAAGGTTAGCGGCGGACCAATAAATTGCATGCTATATAAGCTGGTGTCAGTCCAAATCAGCACTTCTTGACGGCTCTTGATTCCGCCAACAATGAAGCTCCCAGCTGAGATTCGCAGAGATCCAGCGCTATTTGTGTTGAGTGGCTCAAACTCTAATTCATTTTCTTGATCACTAAATGCAATTAGCATCGGATCTACCGATCCCGTCCGGCTCCCGCCAGACAGTGGGTCCGCACCTAAGACAATCAAATGCCTATCCGTTTCAGAGGTAATCACCTGCAAGGCTTTGGTCGGAACCTTATTGGCCCCCGTAATCCCAGACAATTCAACAGCCCGTGTCGATGTACCATTACTTTCTAGCCACCGATAGAGGCCCGCACCCCGCACGTTAATGATTAAATTTTCGCCAAAGTTGTCATGTGTCCAAAGTCTCAATTGATTAACAGAGGAAATCGCAGAGGCTGATCCCCATCCGCCAGCGCCCCACGTCCCGACTCCATAACCGGTTGCAACTACATAAGTGTCTAAGCCTACGTTTATTTGATAGACGCCCACAATGCTACCACCGCCATTACCAGAATCGCTTGAGTTGGCCGTGACTGTAGAACCAGAAGTGTCTTTCGCGGTGATCTCATAAGCATTCGTAGACGTCACTAGGCTTATCTGATATTCCTGATTGAGCACCGTCGCTGTTATGTTACCGCCTAGCGACACTGCGCCACTGAAGGTAACAAAGTCGCCAGTGACCGCTCCATGAGCTGTGTCCGCTACGGTGATAGTGCTGCTACCATTCGTAGCAGAAAAGGTAACATCACCTGCGCCAGTCGTGGCGCGTATCGGAGTCACGTCGTAGTAAGCGTTACCGGCCTCAACGTAATATTTCAAAGTGGTTCCGATACCAAGGTATCGAGTGCCGTCGAGTGCTATCCAAGCGTGTAATGCGCGGCCGAGTCCCAGAAAACTACTCTCTCCCAGCTTAAGCCAGCCGCCGACTTTCTCCACACGCCCTTGTCTGAAACGGACCAGGTTGCCATCCACCCAGCCACCTTTCGCCGCATAATCAGTAGATTCTTTGTCTATCCCAGGCCGGAAGTCAATCGCTTGCAGTGGCATACA